CTGAAGTAAAATATTATGATAAAGATATTAAGGAAGTAAAAAAAGATCTATCTAAATTAAGAACTAAATTCGACGATACTGGTTTAGATATTAGTGAACTGCGGAATATCGTTAAGGAATTAAAAGAGGCACAAAAACAAAGTCTCCAAGAGAATCTATTAGCAGAACCATCAGAGGTTGATAATAAAGATCCTTTAACTCCATTAGATACAAATTTTGTAACTCTCGATCAACTACAAGAGCATTACAGATTATTTGTAAATAGAGTTCAACAACAATTAGCATCATTTGGTGGTGGAGGAGAAACCAAACTTCAATACCTTGATGATATTGTTGGTGTTGCTACTAATTTAAGTGCATATAATGGATATGTTCTAAAAATAGATACTTCCCTAGACGCACCATATAAGTTTAAGTTTGCAGCAGAAAGTGGTGGTGGAGGGACGGGATACTTTGTTCAAAACTCAACAGGTATTAATACAACATCTAATGTAGGTATTGGAACTACAACAGCGTCTGATGCATTAACTGTTAAAGGTGATGTAAATGTTACTGGTGTTTTAACTGCTACAAGTTTCACAGTTGGAGGAACATCTCTTGCTGAAACTATTGCAGATACTGTTGGTGGTATGGTTGGTAGTAATACTGAGACTGGTATTACGGTAACATACGAAGATGGTGATAATACATTAGATTTTGTTGTAGGAACATTAAACCAAGATACAACAGGTACTGCAGATAACTTCACTTGTACTGCAAATAATTCTACTGATGAAACGGTATATCCTGTATTCGTAGATGGTGCAACTGGTTCTCAAGGTGGTGAAACTGATACTGGATTTACATATAATCCATCCGATGGTAATCTTACAGCAACCACATTTACTGGAGCTTTAACGGGTAATGTTACTGGTAATGCTTCGGGTTCATCTGGTTCTTGTACTGGTAATGCTGCTGGATTAACTGGGACTCCCAATATTACGGTGGGAGATGTTGTTGCTGCTAGTTTAGATATTTCCGGTAACACTGATGTTGATGGAACATTAGAGGCAGACGCGATTACTGTTGATGGCACAGCTTTGAATGAGTATATTGCTGATACCGTAGGTGCTATGGTTAGTAGTAATACCGAATCTGGAATTACTGTTGCATATCAAGATGGTGATAATACATTAGATTTTACTGTTGGTACTTTAAATCAAGATACAACAGGTACTGCAGATAACATTACAGTTTCTGCAAATAATTCTACCGATGAAACTGTATATCCAATATTTGTAGATGGTGCTACAGGTAGTCAAGGTGCAGAGTCTGATACAGGACTAACATATAATCCATCAGATGGAAATCTTACATCAACAACATTCACTGGTAATTTAACAGGTAACGTAACTGGTAATACATCTGGTTCGTCTGGATCTTGTACTGGTAATGCTGCAGGATTGACAGGAACACCAAATATTACAGTAGGAGATGTTGTTGCTGCTAGTTTAGATATCTCTGGTAATACAGATATCGATGGTACACTTGAGGCAGATGCGATTACGGTTGATGGTACTGCTCTAAACGAATATATTGCCGATACCATAGGTGCGATGGTTGGTAGTAATACTGAAACAGGTATTACAGTGACATATGAAGATAGTGATAATACCCTAGATTTTGTTGTAGGAACATTAAATCAAAATACAACAGGTACTGCTGGTGGATTAAGTGGGACTCCTAATATTACGGTGGGAGACGTTGTTGCTGCTAGTTTAGATATTTCTGGTAACACTGATATTGATGGCACACTTGAGGCAGATGCGATTACGGTTGATGGTACTGCTTTAAATGAATATATTGCTGATACCGTAGGTGGTATGGTTAGTAGCAATACTGAATCAGGGATTACCGTCGCATATCAAGATGCTGATAATACTTTAGATTTTACTGTTGGAACACTAAACCAGGATACAACAGGTACTGCAGATAATATTACAGTTACTGCTAATAATTCTACTGATGAAACGGTATACCCAATATTTGTTGATGGTGCGACTGGTTCTCAAGGGGCTGAGTCTGACACAGGACTAACATATAATCCATCTGATGGAAATCTTACAGCAATCACATTTGTAGGAGATGTAGTTGGTGTTGCTGCCACCTTTACGGGAGATGTAAGTGTCGGAGGAACCCTTACCTATGAAGATGTAACTAATATAGATTCTGTTGGTCTTATAACTGCTAGAAGTGGAATAGATATTGGTAGTCCTTCTGTTGTTAGAATTGATAGTGGATCATCTACTAAAACATCAACATCTCAAGCATCTGTAGATAGTTTCACTGCATCATCATATAGATCAGCACAATATCAAGTTCAGATTACAAGAGGATCATTATATCAAATGACAACTATTAATGTGTTGCATGATGGGACTAATGCATACCTATCAGAGTTTGGAACTATAAAGACTGGATCAAATCTTGCTACATTTGATGCAGATATTAATAGTGGAAGTTTAAGACTTTTGGCAACTCCAACAACATCAGATTCAACTGTATTTAAAATTATAAAAACCCTTACTGCAAGTTAAATAGACAGTTTAAGAACTGTCTCTAAGGGGTTTACAAGCGTCTCAGAAGGGTTTATAATAACTATGTTATTAGATACTCTATGAGATTACTATTTGTGATTTCTGGTGTATGGTTTCTTCATTGGTTATGTCGTATTCCCTTTCTTTTGTTGGATATAATCAACGGCGGAAACTCACCAGGAATGTCGTTGAATGGTTTATTAACCGTCGAAAACTTAACAGGTTCAATATCTTTATTGACGTAAATGACAGACGCTGTAGAAATACTGATGGAAATAATGGAACCTGTTCAACATTAGATAGTCTCTCACGTCCACGTATGTTTGAGATAGAATTAGATAATACTTTAGATGATGATGAATATACTACAACCCTGTTCCATGAACTCACACATATGGAGCAGAGATTACGTGGCAGGCATCAGTACCGTGTAGGTTGGAAAGATTACAGTAAATGGAAAGGAAAGAAAGTCAAAGATGATATTGACTATGCCCTGTTACCTTGGGAAGTTGAGGCAAATGAGCAAGAGAAGAAATTGAGTGATGAATATTCGGCATCCCTGTTGAAAGACGATGATGATGAGCGTGAGGCATATCATAAGATACCATCACGTTATTAAACCAACATATAACTGATAAAAATACCTAATATTTGATATAATAAAAATAAATATTACTGTAACGTGGAGTTGAAAGTTCATGTCCCACTATACTGTTCAGTACCTAGACGAGAATCGTCACCACCAAAGCATTTGCGAATACGCAGAGAATGCTTGGGAAGCAAAGCAACATGCAACAGAAGATGTAGAATATCTACATAATCATCCAAATAGTATAGATTCTATTATAAATGAAGGAGGAATGTTTAGCGCACTGATATGATTGACACTTCTTGGGGATCGATTAGAATATTTCTTGTTATTATTATGGCAATTGCCTGGATTTATATTTTAAATCATCCCTCAGAAGAATAAATCGAAACCTGTTGATTTTAGATAGGTAATCTTGCCTGTCTAGATTCAATTCTTTGCTGACATATTTTATAGTATTTGTTATCAATTTCAAATCCTATGAACTGTCTATTATTTTCTATACTAATTGCACATGTAGTTCCTGCACCTGCAAAGGGATCTAGCACTAAGTCACCTTCATTACTCCAAGACAAAATGTGATCCTTCGCCAGTGATTCTGGAAACATTGCTGGATGTTCAAAAGCATAATTATCCTTGGTAGTATAACCCTTCCCTGTTGAATATCTCCAGATGTTATTTCTAGGAGAGAAATCAGGGGTGGGTTTTTGTGTTCTTTCTACACGATTACCTTCCTTATCTCTCATCGTTGCCTGTCCCCAAGGTGTATGCCCTGCCCACTTGTTAGGTTTATCACATATCAGGTTAGAAGTTTTGGGTTTGGCGTTTTTACTTAGCACAAACATATATTCAAAGATTTGTGAATACCTGTTACCATCTCTACGCGCAGGAAATGCACAACCTGCCTTTTCATATATCATTGTATCATGTAACTTGAAACCTAGTTCCATAAAATATAATGTTTGTCTAAAAGATGAACCTGTTTCACTACCTTTTATGCAAGCATCTCCAACAACCCATACAACAACTCCACCAACTTTCATCACACGATATAAATTAGCAGCGACTTGTTTGAATACATCAAAATCCCAAAATGATGAATCGTTATAAGTTCTTAAGTCATCATACGGTGGACTAGTAACACATAAGTCCACCATATTAGAATCCATTCGTTGCATACCAGTGATGCAAGATTCATTGTGAATTGTGTTAATCATTTCTTGATAGTTGTGGTTGCTGCTTCACCTTTATGGAATATAATATCTACAACTGATGTTACTTTCTTCGCAGTTGTTATTCCTACTTTATCATAAACTGGTACACAAATCAACCCGTAGGTTTTAGATACATTGCCTGTACGGATTACACGTCCTATTGTCTGTGAAATGGAAATATAATTCATGTTTCTAAGAAATAGTGCTGCTTCAAGTCCTGAAACGTTAATACCTTCACCTAAAATACTGTGATGGATAACTATAAACTTCTTTTCATCATCTTTACCCCATTTGTTTAAAGTTTTGAAGAATGTTTCACGATGTACTTTTTTACCATCAATAAAAGCACCATTTTTAGATGTAATGGATAACCATGAATACCCTCTTGCATTTAAAACTGCACATAATTTAGTTCTTGATATCACCCCTGTAATCTGTGCTGTCTTTCTTGCACAAACTAGGAGTTTTTTCACGTTATGTGTATCTAAGTGAGATAATATTACATCGGCATCAGCATCATAATCATCTTTAGTTTCTCTTTGTTGTAATTTAGTCACCTTAACTTTTGGTGGCAAGATATAATTATTGCGAACCAATTCAGGTGCAGGAATATTAACAATAACCTCACCAAATATGTTTTCATTGTTCATACCTAACTTATGCTTATTTGCACTATGTTTAGGAGTAGCAGTGAAGAAATAACATCTAGGAGAGTATGCACCAAAGAACACAACTCCTGCTGCAAATTGTTTTTGGCAGGCATTATGTGCTTCATCAAAGTATATCGTGTCAACATCAATCTTTGACTGCATAACACGAATCAAAGAATTATATGTCGTGAAGATTAACTTATTGTATCTGTAATTCTCACCACACCAATTATTAATTAGTTCAGGATTTGTGGTTGATTCATGTGAACTATATCCAGAATGTACATGCAATACTTTATACTGCAACATTGGATGTACATTTAATGTTGATACAAAGTCTTCACATAATTGCTGCGCTAATAATATACGAGGTGCAACAATTACAATAGTTTTTCTATCAGGGTTATTATTAACGAGGTCCCAATGACATTTATTAAACTCTCTTTCTGCGTCTTTAATCATACATAGCGTCTTACCTCCGCCAGTAGGTACAATAATTTGTCCCTTTAATCGTTGGGACATAGTATTAACAATTCTCGCCTGATGCGGGCGAAGTTTTATCATGATTAAGTAGTTTCCTCCTTAAAAATATAAGATAGCATGAAAAAACCCCCTTGCGGGGGGTTTGTGTGCCAGTTTATTTACTGTCCTGATTAAATGCTCTTTCGTATGATTCCTTGCAGTAGTTAACAACTTTGATGACGATTGGTTTGGCGTTGTTATAAACCCATTTGCAATCGTTCCAGAGTTCTTTAGTTTCCCACTGATGGATTTGCCATCTTACTTTAGCATCAGCAACATAATCATCAAAAGATAGATTAGGTTTTTCAGGGCGTAAATTCACTTTGGTTTCAGTCACTTTCTTAATGGCGGGTTTTTCGCTATTTAGATTTGGTGTGACAGTTGCGACACTGGCAACACTCTTGGTGGTTGCTTTTTTAGTGGCGCGTGGTTTGCGGGTTGTTGTGCGTCTTGCCTTTGAAGGAGTAGACTTGGCAGCAACTGGCATAAAATGAACCTCGTGGCGTTTACTCCCTTATAATAGGATAAATGGGTTGACAAACCAGCGAATAGTCACAACTCTTAACATAAAAAGACACTTATTTAAGTGGCACACCATTTATTGATTTGTCGCTGGTTTCATGTATTATAGTATTATTAACACGCATAAGATTAATGTCAAACATTAAATCCACCATTCAAGAGCATGTTTCCGAGATAATTGATGATATGAACGAGGAATTATTACAAGATAGAATAATAAGATTTTGGGCAAGAATGGATAAACGATATAAACATCGTAGCATGACATTACGTGAGTTTGTTAATACTTACTGGGAAGATAAGAGCGAGTTTGCAGTAGATTTGGGGGTATCATTTGGCAAGATATTTGAGTTTTATTTACCTAACAAATTGAATGAGTTAGGATGTAACATAACTCCTACATTTACCTCTAAAGGTGATATGTTAGAAAGATGTATTTCTGGAACAAGTATAATGCACAAATATGATATTAACTGGGAAATTAAGACTGGAAGAGGCAAATTTATACAAGGTGCTACACATTCACCTAAAGAAAAGAGCGCACTAAATCTCATCCAAGTCTTATGGGATTGCTATTGGGATAAAACATTAGAAGACATACTTGCAGATAGAAAGTTTATATCTGAAATAAACATTTGTGTTTTTCGTGATATCATAGTAGACTCAATTGGTGAGCATAGTAACAACAATTCACGCACAACATTACAATTCAAAAATAATAGATACTCTGAATGCCTTGATGCGTGCGTGTTTGGGAGCATTAAGCAGAATAGGATTAATGTGGGATTTGTCAAGGAATCAGTGGACAGTCTATAAAGTGTCCACTATTTTCCCCATTCTCCCCAAAATGCCTTATATTGGATACATGGGAAACAAACCGGCGAGAAATTCCCGAAACGGGTTGTCTCAGTAAGTCACTTGCAGCAATGTAAGGCGCCGTCTTTTGTTTCTCTCACTCTTTATACATTCCACCTTATGACACAATCAGTTTTAAACTATTGTGAGGAGTTATGTAAAATCATGGAAGAAAGATTCTATGATGAATATCCTAACTTTTCAAGAAATAGGAAATTCAGTGTTAAGAAAGGTAGAAAGTATTACAAGATTATTACGCCAGACAGCAGCGCACATGCGTTCGTTGATATTAACTCAGGAGATGTATTCAAACCCGCTAGTTGGAACAAACCAGCAGAAGGAGTTAGATACAATGTCTTGAATGATGAGTCTCGCAGAGTATTATTTAATACCTGCGATTGGGCGGGTGGTTACTTATACTACCACCATTAAATTACTCCTCCTAAGTTAAGAGGTTAAACTGACTTATTTGTTAACAAACTCCACCTAATTAACATGGCATTCAATTCAGAAGTTGCACTCTTTAACCTTCTTGAAGATGCACAAACCTCAGCAGAATTACTCTCAGTAATTGATGACTATCAAGACGAATCCGAGGAAGTTTGAGTATGAAACATCTTGCTAAAGTTCGTTATGTTGATGAGCAAAACCGAAGTCATTATATAGAAATAGAGTCGGATGTTGCAGACAGAAGACATATCGAAGAGTTAGTAAAATGTCGATATCCAGCAAAAGAGATATATTTTCAAGGAGTCTACGCTAAATAACCACTTGACAAAGTGGCACAACAACCCGCCAAAAGGCGGGTTTTTCGTGTATTATAGAAGAGTAGAGAAATTCAAGATTATGCAAACCATCAGACAGTACACAGACACCGAGAAGGAAGTCATCAAGTCTTTTTTCACCGATGTTGAATGGGATGCCATCGATTCTTCACTCTCTGACTATCAAGATTATGGAGATGAAGCAACAGAATTAATGGTTTCAATCTCAAACAAGATGTACGATTTGTTCAACCCTAAGTATCAGGATGAGAACCGTCATCCTAAGTCCGGCGCTAACTAATAGCGCCTTTTTTCTGTTCACTTTTATTATGCAATGCTTATGAAAAACCTTCACATCACACACCCCGAAGATTTAACATTTGACGGCAAAGATGCTGTCAGAGATGTCATTTCTGTTTTCAGAAGTGCGTTTAATGATTATAATCAAGAAGATAATGTTATCACCACTAAGTATGATGGAGCACCATCAATTGTATTCGGTAAAGATGTAACTAACGGCAGATTCTTTGTCGGTACGAAATCAGTATTTAACAAAGGAATTAAGAAGATATGTTATACAAATGATTGCATCGATTACTATTATTCAGACAAAGAGAATCTATCATATATTTTGAAACTTTGCCTCAAGCATTTACCTAGAGTTTCTGGTATTTACCAAGCAGACTTTATTGGTGAAGGTGATGGTAATACAACCACATTTACACCTAATACGATAACATATAAGTTTGATGATGCTCCTACAGAAAATATCATTATGGCAGTACATACTTGCTATGTTGGTAGTAACTTTGATGATATGATTGCAGTACCTCAATCATCACGAACTCTGTGGGGTGAAAATGTTAAATGGGTTGATACATCAGTTTGTATCAATGAAGAGGCAATATTTGAGCAAGCATTTGAATATTCAATGGATGCAATCGTTGATAAGTTAGAGTGTATGAATGATGATGATTTTCCCGTGTTTAAGACTAAGATAGCAAAGACACGATTAATGAAACTTATCAACTCATATATTCGTGATGGACGCATACTTAATGCAGAAGATTTAAGCAAGGAAACTGGTATTAAATTTGATGTATTTGAGTTATGGGAGTTAATAGCAAATGCTAAAATGGTGTTGCTCAATAGATTCATAACAGATATAAATGTGCAATGCTTTATGAATAATAAGGAATGTAATCATGAAGGAATCGTTGTTATTAACATTGATAAAGTTATGATGATAAAGTTAGTCGATAGATATCAATTCTCCCGTGCTAATTTTAACAATAAGAAGTTTCAAAAAGTTACATCAGTGTACAGTAATTAAAGTGGCACAGTAAATCCCCAAAAGGATGTAATCGGTGTTATATTAAGAGAGTCAAAGGATTCATTCAAATGAAACTAACACCAATCGCAGCAAATCAAACCTCGGTTTCGTTTAACGACGGCACCGAGGTTTTCTTTTCTTATAAAACCCCAGTCGCAGCATATTTACCTGATAAAGGTTATGTTAAGACTGATACTTTCTATAGTGTTACTACATCAAGGCATATTAATAAGTATCTACCAACTAACGATGTACCGACAGTAAGTGAAGAGTTTTTAACACAATTAGCAGGAGATAATTAACAATGAGCAGCACACAATATGCATGGGGAGAAGAAGAAACCGCAGGAATTCCCCAAGTTGATTTAACACTAACTACCGATGAATACGAGGACTTAATTGAATATGTACACAAGCAAATTAGGGAAGAATATAAAGATGATGAGACGTGTAGATTCTATTCTAAGTTATTAGGTAAACTTCTTATTCTTGCAAACCAATGAGAAACTATTAATGAAACTAATCAGACGCACTTCTTTCAACAAATTTGTTACATTAGACTCAGAGATTAGATGTCAATATGTTAAAGTAATCGATACAAAGACACATCGTAAAGTATTAGTTAAAAACCCTGAATTCATCCTAACAAAATGAACACTATTCTACGTTATTGGTTCCCACATGAACAATTTGCCCGTAAACTTTCCTTCAGAACTTATGAACTTGCCCTCAAACAAATTGAATACTTTAACACAATCGGCATCAAAAGTGAGATTGCAATGTATTAATAAATCTATGAATGTTTATTCACCTGAGTTATATTCAGAGGTATTAAAATACTTCTCCGAGCGTAACGAATTTTTTCCGAGTTAGCGCCGCTAATTCTTACTATAAACCCTACAATCCTTCCCCAATGAATAACAACGAAGAGCGTGCAATCCTCCAAGAGCAAGCATATGAAGTCATGGAAAGTATCGAAGATAATGTAGAATATCTGTGTGATGAATTTATGATGTCCGGTGAGAAAGTATGGGTAATGATTAGCGCACTATGTGAAGCAAAACTTGCAAACTTTCCACATGAAGAGTAAAATGAATTA